TGCCTTTATAAGGGACTGTCTTGGCAATGTCATAACGGTAGTTAGATTTACCTGTGATCCAAGCTAGATAATGATCAGCTTTGAGTTTCACGTAGATAAAGTCTTCTAACCACTCCGTTAATCGTGCTTTAGCGATGCCCACTGGCTCATCTTCCGTACTGAAGCCAATACGGTAGACAAGAAAGTCAGCATCCACTAATGCAATCTTAGGTTCCTGCTTAGAGGATGTCGTCATCGTCACCTTCAGCGTCACCACCATAGACAACCAAGTCAGTCACGATGATCTTACCGATGGACGGAGCAGCGCCGAACTTAGCTGACATCTTGTGGCGATAGGAGCCAACCAGAGCAGTGATCTTAGTACCATTACCGATCTTACTGATGTCCACTGGATTACCTTCAGTGTCCACAGGCTCAAACACAAACTTGGACTTGCCAACAATGTAGTTACCCATTGTGTCTTTGTTCTTGATCACGATACCCAAGCCTTTAAGAGCCTCGCAAGCCTTGTCAGAGAGCATACCGACTGTACACTCATACTTGGTGTTGTCTTCGTTGAACTTGGTATTGAATTCCTTCATCCAGTTAGCCCAGAAGATTTGACCTGCGATTTTGACTGGTTTGTTATCCATGATTTAATTTCCTATTTAAAATGTTGATGCCGTCTTTCCGTGCTGTCATTATTGGTGCGAGTAGAGGGTCACGATCCCTCAATCCTTCTCAGGCGGCAGATTTTAAGTCTGCTGTGTATACCAATTCCACCATACTCGCGTCTTGCATATATTATAGCAGCGTTCAACACAAAGTCAAGCACTGTTACAATTATTTTTCAGATAGGGACAGAGCCCACATTCTGGTTGATAAAGCCAGCAAAGAGTTTTATTCTTTACTTCTTTGCAGTCTTCATCAAAGTCAGAACATATAACTTCTGTCTCACTATCAGTGTGTTTCTCTCCAGTTTCTACCAATTTTGTACTCCCCATCCAAAGGACATCGAAGTTTATAGTGTTCTCCTGCCTCAATTATACTCTGTTTAAAGGCTTTACCCACCTCTTCAGCAATATCTTTAGGGCATTCTAGCTGGGCTTCATCGTGAACATTGGCGACATACTTAACAGGCCAGTTATTAGCCCTTCGTTTGTTGTCAAAGATCACTAGAGCCTTCTTCATCACGATTGCCCCCGCACCTTGAAGTAACGAATTGAGGGCAGCGTGTTCTGAGCGAACCCAAATACGTCTCCCATCAAGTCCGGGAACCCATCCTTTTGCTGCCTGCTTTCCGACTCTTTCGATGAGCTTTGCAAGTGCTGGTGTTTGCTGGAGGAACTTTCGTTTAAGTCGTTCACCATCTTTAGCACTTCCTCCAACAATGGTTCCAATCTTAGCATCTCCAGCTCCGTATAAGAAGGCATAAATAAATGTCTTTGCTGAATCTCTTGTAGTAAGTCCCGCAGCTCTTTGGTTGACCGTATGTACATCCGTACCAAGCTTTGAGCTTCCTTCTGTAACAGTTCTGACATAATCATTATCCTTCATATAGTGAGCCAACATACGAAGCTCCAGACCTGAAGCATCGCAACCTACCAACACATTACCTTCTTCCACTGTCCAGCATTCACGGCACTCAGGGCCATAGATGCTACCTGCATTAGGGATCTGAGCCATGTTAGGACTGCTATGGGTCATACGACCTGTTACAGCTCCATTGGTAATCACCTTACCGTGTACCCTACCATCCTTGCCTACAGCTTCCATCCATGACTCGATCTGACTGATACGCTTATTCAGCATCAGATACTCAGCAATGACCTGAGCCTCTGGTATCTTGATGCCTGCTAACACAGTCTCGTCAATCTTGGGAATACCTGTCTCGGTGAACTCCTTAGGCTTCCACCCAAGTTCCTTCAGTCGTTCTCCGATCTGTTGTCTACTTCCGGGGTTGAAAGTAACCACGCTGTCCTTGAGTCTCTTTCCTGTTTTGTCAGAGTATCGTTCAACTGTGACCGGAGGCCATCGTGATTGCATTCGCTCATATATTTCAGCCACTCTTGACTTGATGTCAGTAAGTAAGCAGGTTGCATAGATTTGGTCAAGTTTAAATCCATTCCTTTCCTGTTGAGCAATGATAGCTGCAACACTCTGTTCAAGTTCCAGTGACTCAAGACTAAACTGTTTCTCATTAAAGTCATTGACTAGTTTGAGATACAGTTTAGCAGTTACCTCTACATCACGTACGCAATAGTCATCAAGAAGCCCGTGATGAGGAAGATCGAAGCTCTCACCACGATATTCTTCAGGACGATCCATAAGCCATGCCCATACTTTCGCATAGTCAATCTTGTGAAAGCCTAGAGTCTGTCCCCATGCTTCGAGGCTGTGTCCGTTCTCTCGTGAGGGATCGAGAAGCCTGCTTACTATCAACGTATCGTACACTTGATTCAAACGAATCTTCGTCTTCCATAAGCGATTCAATACGGGTGCATCGAAACTTATGCCGTTGTGCATGACTATCAACGACACGTCCTTTAAATACTCCCGCAGGTTGTCGGCTGCTTTCCATAACTTTACTTCTCCAGTGTCAATGTTCTTTGTTACTACCACATGAATCTTGTCGTGTGCTAGGTTTGTTTCGATGTCTAGAACTATTCTCATCTGTTTCTTCCAAAGGCCAAAAGTAACTACATTTATCCTTGTCACGAGGTGAGGTCATGAAGTAACTCTGCCTCATGCTAGGCTTTGCCTGTGCTCGATAGCAATCATCAAACTGAGGACAGGAATAGTCATTACACATACTGATGTCTGCCAAGATCTTTCTCCTCATTTAAGGTTAAGCCAAAGGCCAATCTGTGCAGCACTATAGCCCAGCCAGATGAGAGCGTTAGCTGTCTCACCTTTAAGAGATTGTAGCACACCTACGATCAGGTAGCCAACACCTGTTGCTCCAACGATCAACTGCTCTGTGTTAATCATTCTCATCTTCCTTCAACGGTTCCTCTTCCAAGGCCTTACCAATAGGTTCTTCCTTGCTTTTAGACTTATCCCTTCCGAATATAGCATCCCATCGGTTTGCGTAGTCCTCATTGCTCACCTGCTTTGGTCGGCTACCTGAGCCTTTCCCGCCATGCCATGCTGTCATTTCTGTTCCTCTTTTGCGTATATATTCAAAACCCAGTTAGCAAATATGATTAATTCTTCTTTAGTTGCGGAAGACTTCATTGTGTTGGCTAAATGAGACATAATTTGAATATTGTCTTTAGTGTAGCCCTTAGTAGAATCTTTTCTATCTATTGACAGACTATTATTTAAGCTCTTTCCTTCATTTCTTTTTAATTCAACATTAAAGACAGGACAATGAGTAACGCCTTCTATATCTTCTTTTTCAAGATCGAAAGCGATACCCTTTAGTTTTGCTCGCTGCTTTAGAACAGCTAATGTTCTTTCTACTGGTCGGCCTTTCCCGTATGCCTTTTTCTTCTCAATGATTTCGTCACGGTGCGCTAAATAATACTGCCTGCTGTACTCTTTTTTATTCATAGTGTTTCCTCTTGTACTTCCACAAGTTTGTTAACTTTCTTATCAAAATATAGACTACCAGCAGGGCCAGTTTCACCTGTAAACCGTGATTTTAACAGCCGAAGCTCAGTCGTATTACGTTTAGCCTCATCATCATTCTGCTGATCCCTTTGAAGACCGATAACGGCATCCGACAACTGGCTGATACCTTGAGTGCCTCGTAATGAAGACAAACTAATCTCAGCTCCGTTTTCCAGTCCTTTACCCTCCTGTCGCCTTGTGTGTGAGATACCAAACAAACCGACTCCTGTTTCCTCAACAAAGGTACGCAGCTTAGTCAGTAGCATGTCCAATCCTTTACGTTCGTCTGTATCCATACCTGACAAGATCATCTGGTAGTGATCCAAGATAATCCACTGGCAGTTCTGAGCCTTCACCATGTATCGCAGGCGATTTAACACATTGTCAATATCCAGCGATCCAAAATGATTGAACAACACACAGCGTCCTGTACCCATTGTCTTCTGATACGCCTGTTCAAGCTCCTCTTCGGTGTACTCCGTCTGAGGCAAATGCAAAGGCTTACCCGCTTCAATAGACATGATACCTAACGCAGTACGCTCAGGCGATTCTTCCAAGAAAGCCATACCAATATTGTCGTCTGTTGTCACCAACAAATGATGAATCAACTGGCGCAAAAAAGTTGACTTTCCTTGTCCTGTGCCTGCCGCAATAGTGATAAGTTCACGTTTACGCAAACCTGCCATCATGTCGTTCAGTTTAGCATAAGGCCATGAGGCATCCGGCAACTGCTTAGGCTTACGTAGTTCCTCCCATAAGTCTTTACCATTGATGATCCCATCCGGCGTAAAAGGTGCAGCTCTCCACCATTCGTTAACAAAGTCCTTGGTAGCTCCTGCAATCAGGTAATCACAAGCATCCTTGTGCCCACTCTTGTGTTGCATGATCTTGGCCTTGTTACCGAACAACTCAGCAACTTCCTTAGCAGCCTTCTTCCCCGGCTCATCAGCATCAAAGCAAATGACCACAGAGTCAAAGCTGTTCAACCACTCATATTGGGCTTTACAGTCCTTCAGAGCAGCCTGAGCACCGTTACGGATACTCACTGTAGGGTAGAGAGACCCTTGCATCTGGAAAGCTGCGAGAGCGTCAAGCTCTCCCTCTGTGATGGTGATAGCCTTTCCTCCAGAGTGAAAGAGAGACTGACCGAATAGTGTTGCTCCCTTGAAGTCTCCTGAGATGGTGAATGTCTTTGTAGAAACAGTGCGTTGTTTAACAGCCGTTCTAACTCCGTCTCCGTCAGTGTAAGGATAATACTGGAAGTCTCCATCGGTTGTTACTCCATATTTTTCACAGGTTGCCTGACTGATACCTCGATCAGGGATTGATTTGAATTGACCTTTAACGTCTACCATTGGTGTTGCTTTCCGAGGGGCTACAGCGTCCCTCATTACCGTTCGTTCATCGTAAGCACCTTCGTGCTCAGTAGTTCCACACTGGAAGCAGTGTGTATGGCCGTCATCATAGAGACTGTTCGCGTCAGAGCTACCACAGTGCTCACAGGCGATATGACGTAGAAACTTGCTAGTCATCTTACGTTCCTTTCAGTCACAATTCTTCTCCTTTAATTTGGCTTCAACCAGCTCAGCCAGCATCACCCACAGGCTCTACGTCACTACGTGACTGCTGCACAGGTGCTGGCTCATAGTCCAGCCCCAACTCTCTGGCGTTCTCTGCCATGCGGTCAAGGGCTGAGTCTGTAAGGGCTTGCTTGATGGCGGTGA